CACAATTTATGGAAATTATAAATTCTACAGAACACGTATTAGTTCAGATGGAATTGATGAAGAAACTCACCGGGCAACACGACCCGTTCACCCTTATGGGAGGCGGATTATTTCATTTGGCATTTGGAGCCATATTAACAGGTAGTGCAGTTGGAATGAGAAAATGAAGAACTGGTCAAGTCGTGGGGGCTCACCCGGCGACACATCTATCGCGTGTTGAAACATAAGAGAAAAAAATAATTGTGACATTTTTCGGGTATTAATGTCACAGACAATCGCCTGATAGTGGGGCGATGGGAAATCTATTCGATTCGACGAATTATTCCGAGACCGAACCCGCCGAGATCATTGCCGGCGATTCCACCAACTGGAAGCGCACCGACCTTGGTGATGATTATGCCCCGGCCAGCTATGCCCTGACCTACACCGCGAGGCTCGAGGATTCGGGCTCGACGTCGATCGCAATCACCGCGAGCGAGTCCGGTAATGACTACATCGTCGAGATCGCAGCAGCGACCTCGGCTGCCTATACCGTCGGCATCTATCACTGGCAAGCGTACATCACCCGAACCTCAGATTCCGAACGTATCACCATCGATCACGGGACATTTGAGGTCAAGCCCAATCGCGCAACCGCCACAACCGATCCCCGGACTTACGTCAAGATCTCGCTCGATAACATCGAAGCGGTCATCCAGGGCCGGGCCTCGAAGGATCAGGCCGGGTATTCAATCGACGGCCGTACTCTATCGCGTACACCCATACCCGAGCTGCTGTTGCTTTTTGACCGGTTCAAATCCCTCTGGAAAGGCGAGCAGAGGGCCGAAAAAATCAAGAACGGCGAAGGTCATGCCGGTCGAATTCTAACGAGGTTTAAGTGATGAACTGGTTTCGGCGACTGAGCAAAACCACTCAACCAAGCGATGTTGTTAATCGCATATTTTCAATTAATGCAACCAGTCGCCGTTCATTCGCGGCTGCCAATCAGGACCGATTGACAGCTAATTTTCTCGGTACTGATCGCTCGATCAATGAAGAGCTGGTGCGCGATCTGGCAACCATGCGCCGACGTGCTCGCCAGCTCGCGCAGGATAACGACTATTCCAGACGGTTTTTGGGGATGGTCAAGGCCAATGTCGTCGGCCCCAACGGCATCACCCTACAGGCGCGGCCCCGGCGAGAGGATGGTTCAATCGACAAGCTCGACGCCAGCGCGATCGAGAACGCCTGGGCAGATTGGGGCAAGCCGGCAAATTGCACTATGAACGCCCGACTGTCATGGCGTGATGTCCAGCGTCTGGCGATCGAGACCGTTGCGCGCGATGGTGAGGTCCTGGTCCGCATTATCAAGCCGCGTGATCGCCTGACGATCGGGCTCCACGTCATCGAGGCCGACTATCTCGACGAGACCCTGAATCAAAAGGCAACAAAAAACCGCAACGAGATCCGCTGTGGTGTCGAAATCTCGACCTACGGCAAGCCGATCGCCTATTTCATAAGGACCGGCCATCCGGGCGATGGCATTGTCCAGTTTAACGGCCGGCAGTATCAGAAAATCCCTGCTCGCCAGCTCATCCATCTCTACATCACCGAACGGCCCGGCCAGGCGCGTGGGACGCCGTGGCAGCATACCGCAATCCGCCGCCTCAATATGCTGGGCGGCTATGAAGAGGCCGAGCTGGTCGCAGCAAGGGTCGCCGCATCAAAAATGGGTTTTTTCACCTCGCCGGATGCCGATGGCTATAGCGGTTCAGATACCGACTCGTCCGGCAATTTAATCAGCGATGCCGAGCCGGGTCTTTTCGAGCAGCTCCCAGATGGCATGAACTTTCAGACTTTTGATCCACAACATCCGGTCGCTGCCTTTTCCGATTTTGTGCGCGCAACCCTGCGCGGTGCAGCCTCCGGGCTTGGGGTCTCATATCACACCCTGTCGAACGATCTCGAGGGCGTGAACTATAGCTCAATTCGCTCCGGGGTTCTCGAGGAAAGGGAGCACTGGAAGGTTTTACAAACGTGGTTTTCCGAGCAGTTTTGCGAGCCCGTATATCGCGCATGGCTCAATGCAATCATCGGAACACGGCTTTTGGATTTGCCGGCAGCCAATCAGCAGAAGTTTGAGAGCGTGGTCTGGCAGCCGAGGGGATGGGCTTGGGTTGATCCACTCAAGGATGTTCAGGCGAACGCCAAGGCGGTGGAACTGGGAGTCCAGACCCGTGCCGAGATCGCAGCCGGCAGCGGCCGAGATCTCGATGACATGCTCGAGCAGCTCGCCATCGAAAAAGCGCGCATGGACGAGCTCGGCCTCGGCCTAAACGATGAATCACCCAAAGGGGGAACAGATGAAGATTGAAACCATTAAAACCGGGGTGCAGTTCAGAAGTTTTGAGCTCAACCGGGAAGAGATTGATACCGATGCGCGGACCGCACCGCTGGCGTTCTCAAGCGAGAGCCCGGTCGAGCGCGTATTCGGCATAGAGATTCTGGATCACGATACCGATTCGGTGCGCCTTGGCAGGCTCAACGACGGCGGACCGATCCTGGTGGACCATGACCCAGCCGATCACGTCGGGGTTGTGGAGAGCGTCTCGATCGACAGCGACCGGATGGGCCGGGCGGTGGCGCGGTTTGGCAACAGCGCGCGGGCGAGAGAGATATGGCAGGACGTGATCGACGGGATCAGAAAGCACGTTAGTGTGGGCTATCGCATCCACCGGATGCGCGAGGACCGAGATGAGGACGATCAACCACCGACCATGAGGGTCGTCGATTGGGAGCCGTTAGAGATCTCTGTGGTCGCCATTCCGGCTGATGCCAGCGTCGGCATATCACGCGCCGATGATTCCGAGACGATCGAGACGATTGTTGAAATTCAAGAAAGATCCAAAACCTTAAACCAACCCGCGCTCGCGCGGATCTTAAAAGAGGAAAACAAAATGACCGAAGCAAAAACCCCGGCCCTAAGTGCGGACGACGTTCGCAAGGCCGAAATTCATCGCATCAGAGAGATTGAAGCGATTGGCAACAACCATGAGCAGCCCGAGCTCGCTCGCGAGTTCATTCAGGAGGGCAAGAGCCTGGACGAGTTCAGGACCGCCCTGCTCGACGTCGTTGCCACCAAGGGGCCAAGCCCTGAAGCCTCTGTCGATCTCGGCATGAGCGAAAAAGAGACCGAAAGCTATTCGCTGGTTCGGGCGATCAATGCGCTGGTAACAAACGACTGGACCGATGCCGGCTTCGAGCTCGAAGCCTCACGCGCGGTAGCCGATCGGGTGGGCAAAAAGCCCTCTGGCATCTACCTCCCGATGGACGTTCAAAAACGTGATCTGACCGCTGGCTCAGCTACGCAGGGCGATGACGTTGTCGCAACCGATCTTCTCGGTGCTTCATTCATCGATATGCTTCGCAATCGCATGAAGGTGATCGAGGCCGGGGCGACCATGCTCACAGGTCTGACCGGCAATGTTGCCATTCCAAGAATGACAGGTGGGGCAACCGCCTACTGGGTCGCAGAAAATGCGGCGATAACAGAGTCCGATCAGACGTTTGATCAGGTCACACTCTCACCGAACAGCGTGGGCGCGATGACCGATGTCTCTCGGCGTCTATTGCTGCAGGGTAGTGTTGACGTCGAAGCTCTGGTGCGTTCTGACCTTGCGACCACTCTCGCAATCGAACTCGATCGAGCAGCAATCCACGGTTCTGGCAGCTCGAATCAGCCAACCGGGATTCTGGCCACATCGTCGATCGGAGATGTTGCCGGGGGAGCAAATGGAGCAGCCCCAACCTTCGCCCACGTCATCGAGCTCGAAAGTGATGTTGCAACGGCTAATGCCGACATCGGTACGCTGGCCTATCTGACTAACTCCAAGGTTCGCGGCTTTCTCAAGCAAGTAGAAAAGGCGAGCAGTACAGGTCAGTTCGTCTGGGAGGGCTCAGAAGTAAACGGCTATCGAGCACTTGTCTCGAATCAGGTCAGTTCAACTCTCACCAAGGGTACGAACTCGGCCTGTTCAGCAATCATCTTTGGAAACTGGGCCGATCTCCTGATCGGATCCTGGGGCGCGCTCGATGTTCTGGTCGATCCTTACACCGGCTCTTCGGCCGGCACGGTTCGCATCAGAGCGATGCAGGATGTTGATATCGCAGTCCGACATCCCGAGTCGTTTTCAGTCATGCAGGATGCGTCAACAGCTTAATCAACCGAAGGACGGTGGGGCTTCGGCCCCACCATTCGGAGATCTAAAAAATGAAAATACTGATTACAAGTGGCGTTCGAATCGACGGCGAGGCGTATGCCTCCGGCGATGTGGTTGAGGTAAGCGATGTTTTTGCCTCTGCCCTGATCCGCAGCAATCGCGCAGTCGAATTTTACGAGCCGAAATCATCGCGAAAAAAACCCACCAAGGCCAAAAAGAAGGCCGTTAAAAAAAAATAGGATGACGAGATGGCTGTGGAGACGGCGGCAGATCGATTGATATTTTTCAATACCGATGAATTCGGTGTTTCCGCAACCTATGACGGCTCGACGACCGTCAAGGGGCTGATCGATCGCCGGTACGTCGAGGCCCTCGGTGGTGAGGCCGAGCACCCGGTCTTTATCTGTCGTGAGGCCGATATCTCCGGCGTCGTCCACGGCAAGACGCTGGTCGCCAATTCAACATCCTACACCGTGCGCGGTGTGCAGCCGGATGGTTCCGGTATGATCCTGCTGGTGTTGAGGGAGACCTAAGTGGCCGACCATCTACGCACACAAATCCGAGAACAGGTCGTGAGCGAGCTCACCGGCCTCGCGACAACCGGCTCGAACATTTTCGAGAGTCGGGTCTATCCGATGGAATCAGCCGGCCTCCCCGGCATTATTATCTATACCACCGATGAAGTGGTCGAGGCCGACCAGAGCTCGACGACCTCAAGCGGTCGCCGCCTGGTGCGCTTTCTAACCCTCAAAATCGAGGGCTATGCCAAAGCCGAAACCGATGTTGACGACACACTCGACACCATCGCTAAAGAGGTGGAAGAAAAAATAGCCGGCTCAACGATCGGCGGTCTGGTCAAGGACGTCGTTCTCGCGGAGACCGAAATCGAGCTCACAGCCGAGTCCGAACAGCCCGTCGGGCGGCTCAATCTAACCTATCAAATCCATTATGAGACGTATGAGGGCGACGTCGATGCAGCAGCCTGATGAGGTAAAAATATGTTGATGAAGCACCCCGATGCGACCGAAGCGGTGAACGTTCACCCCGCTTCGATCGCGTACATGAAATCGAAGGGATATATCGCGGTCGAGGGCATTGAGCTCGAGGTCGTCAACGAACCGACAGCATCACCGTCGAAACCCAAGCGGAAATCCGCAAAACCTAAGAAAGAGGATTAAGTAAAATGGCAACACATCATGGCAAGGAAGGAAGCGTTAAAATCGGCAGTAATGTTCTCGCTGAAATTAAATCGTTTTCACTCGATGAAACTGCAGAAACGGTCGCTGATACCGCTATGGGCGATACGGCAGCGTCCTATCTGGTCGGCCTGACCGACGGCTCAGGCTCGATCGAGTGTCACTGGGATGAGACCGATACCAATGGCCAGGTCGCGATGACCGCCGGGGCGTCGGTAACGCTAAATCTCTACCCAGAAGGGGCTGGAGCCGGCGACACTTATGCAACCATGACCGCACTCATCACCTCTGTCGGCGTATCGGTTGACATGGGCGATATCGTCGGTAGATCGTTTGGATTTCAAAGTTCCGGCGGCATTACTTGGGGCACGGTATGAATCAAGTCCTCGCCGAGGCTAAAAAACACTGGCGCAGCCAACTGGCTGAACCGATGGCCTCGGTCGAGGTGCCCGAATGGAGTACAACCCTGTTTTTCAAGCCCTCAAACCTTGCTCAGCGTGATCGCATCTACAAGCATATCAACGAGGGCAAGCTCGAGGCACTGGTCGAGACCATCATCCAGCGCGCCCTCGATGCTGATGGCAAGCGCGTCTTTAACGAGGCCTGTCGCAAGGACCTGATGACTAAAACCGATCCAGATGTGATCGGGCGAATTGTTACCGCGATGAGCGATGAGGAAGATGTCACGCCGGAGGAAGCAAGAAAAAACTCAGAATAGATCCCGAGCTCGCCGGCCTGTTCTGGATCGCTGAAAAACTGGGTAAGACATATACAGAGCTGGCAGAGATGCGACCCAACGAGCTGGTGTACTGGAACGAATACTTTAGCTGGAAGGCTGAAAAGGAAAGACTAAGAGCAAAACGATGACGACAACGGCAAAAATCAAGCTGACCGCCGAAGATAAAACCTCGCGCGCGTTTACATCGTTAAGGGGTCGTCTCGGCAAGGCCGGCTCAGCCCTTGGCGGTCTAAAGACCGCACTTCTCGGCGTTGCCGGTGTAGCCGGCTTTGGCAAATTGATCTCTTCGGGTCTTGATGCAGCGGACCAGATCGACAAACTTTCAAAAGCGACCGGGTTCTCGATCTCGGCACTGTCAGAGCTCAAACACGCTGCAGATCTATCCGGTGTGGGTTTTACCGAACTGACGACCGGCATGACAAAAATGCAGAAAACCATCTCCGATGCCGAGCTGGGCTTGAGCACGGCCAAAGATGCGCTGGATGCGATGGGGCTATCGATCGATGATATCAAGGGCCTCGAGCCCGATCGGCAGTTTGAGATTATGGCCGAGGCAGTCTCCACGATCAAGGACCCGACGGAAAAGGTCGCCACAGCGATGAGAGCATTTGGCCGGGCCGGAACTAAACTGATCCCAATGCTCGATGCGGGTGAGGAAGGGATCAAAGATATGCGCGAGGAAGCTAAAAAACTCGGTGGAGTATTGAGCAAGGATATGGTTGATGCGTCAGCGGACACAAAAGATGCCTGGGCTCGGCTCAAGACCGCAGCGGGTGGGGTTGTCAACAAGCTCACAGCAGCCCTCGCTCCAGCTCTGATTGTGGTCTTTAACTGGCTCGCAGAAAAAATCCCGGCAGCAATTAAAATCGTCAATCAGAAGTGGGATACATTTAAGGATAAAATAAAAGATGTTGTTGATTGGCTGCAGATTAAATTTATCGGAGCTGCAATCAAGTTCAAATTAGCGCTCCGGAACATAACGAGTGGCCTGATCGTATTTATGGATACGGTTGGTATAGCATCAAAGTTTTTCGGCGTTGCCGAAGAAAAAATAAATGATTGGTCGACCGCACTGAACGAGCTCTGGTGGAAACAAACAGATGAGATCACTCAACTGGAATTAGAACAACAAGCCCTTAAAAACCGGAATGAGACCGGCCTGCACACTATCGTGATCACCCACGGCCAGAAGCAGGCAACTGAAGATCTGACGGAGGCGACCGATGAACTCACAACAGCCGTCCTCACCTCTGATGAAGCACTGAAGAAGATGGCAGGGGCCCTGGAAGATGCCGGCCTCGAGGCCAAACAGGCGAGCGGCTTTGTCAATGATCTTTATTCTGGGTTTACATCATTGTTTTCCGACGTCCTTCAGGGCGATATTAAAAGTTTCTCTGAATTTGCCAGTGCTGCGTTCAAAGTCATCACCGACGCGGTGGTAAGACTGCTCGCTGAAATGCTCGCGCTCGCAGCTCTCAAATGGCTGTTTAAAATTCTCTTCCCTGGTTCTATCTTTTTTGCTACCGGGGGAAAGTTCACGGTCGGGCCGCAGGGGATGGGTCCGGTCACCGCGCCGGGCTATGCTTCCGGCGGGAGCTTTATGGTCGGCGGTCAGGGCAATGCCGACTCACAGCTCGTCGGATTCCGGGCCACGCCCGGTGAGAAAGTGACGGTTGAAACACCCGATCAGCAGCGCGCGAGCAATCGCCGGGATCAGGCCGGTGTGATCGCCGAGCTCAAAATGCTCCGGCATGATCTGGCCAATGTCATCACCCGGCCGATCGTCGGCCAGCTCGCGCGGGGGCAGATGGCGATGGCCGGGGGCGCGAGGCACTAGATGTGGCGATCAGTGATGCAGAATATAAAACCTGGCTCGCCAATCCCGAAGAGGATCGACTGATGCTCGCCGAGGTCAAGGCTTATTCGGAGGCGTCGGAAGTAACGCGCTATCTGGGCTCACGGTTTTATCACACCGGCGCAGCGGACTCGCCGGCGAATACGACCT